CTGGGCATGCCACAGGCAGTTCCAGGCGAAGGTGTTGCAGTAGCCACTGGACAGGGTGTTCAGGGCACTATGACCGTGCCAGAAGCACAACCTACACAGGCACAACCTGCTGCGGCAGCACAGCCACCACGATATTCCCTGGATCAATACATTTCTATGCAGGACGATCCAATACAGATGATTGCAGAATACAAAGACCCAAATACTCCTGCTGCAATTAAAAAGTTGTTTGGTGATCGTCTGCGTGACACATTTAAGATGGAAACAGAAACTGGCAAAGCCACACAACAAGCACAACAATTAATGACCAGTGCTGGACAGGGTGATCGTAAAAGTGCAAATACCATTGCTAAAACTCTACAGCAACAAGAAGGCTCATGGCTAAAAATGGCACTGCTAAGTTTTGTAAGTCCTACGCTTGCCGCAGAAGAAGCCATTAAACTTGGTATTGGTAACAAAAATACTGTAATACGAACACCAGATGGCAAAGCAGCATTAATTACTGTTAATGCTAAAGGTGAGCCACTAAAGGGCTTATGGGCTGATGGCAAGGAAATGTCACAGCAAGAATACATTACAGCATTTGCTGCTGGCGCTAAACCACGCGAATTAGATATCGTTGGCGGCAGTTTTGTTAATGACAAAACAGGCGAAGTTGGCAGAATGGTCAGCGATAAGCGAACTGGTGAAACCTTCATTCAAACTGACACAGGCACAAAGCCAATGACAGGATTCCGTCCACAAAGTAGCACAGGCACATTAGGTGACATGTATGCTCGTAGACAGCAAGAACTGTTGCAGAAGTTGGCAATGGTTGGTCCAGAAAAAGTGGCTGCTATTGTAGCAGAGGACGAAGCAGTCAATGGTCCATTAGATGCCAGAACAAAAGCAGCGATTTTACAACGCTCAACTCAGGCAGCACCAAACATGGGAGCAATTCCAGGCGCACCCGCAGCAGCAACACAAGCACAAGGTGGACAAGCAGTTACCGCTGTTCCTCCAACCGCAGTAACACAAGGCGCAGGCACAGGACAAGCAGTTACTGCTGTTCCTCCAACTGCAATGCCACCAGCACCAGCAACAGCACCAGCAGCAGGTGGAACTATTGCGGAACGCCGTAGAGCAGCCGAAGCAGCCAAAACACAAACCACTACAGAAGCCAAAGAAGCAGGTGAAGATATTGGAACAGTTCGTGCTAACATAGGCAAAGCACAGGCTAATGCTGATTATCTAATAACCAAGATGGACCAACTAGTTAAGCATCCAGGTTTTGAAACTAGCGTTGGCGCTCAAGGACCATCATATCTATTTGGCTTAAGAGATAAGCCATTGCCATCAGCATTAGGTGGTGCAGATGCTCGTGATTGGCAAACCAGAGCCAGAGAAGTGTTAGGTCAAAGTTTCTTACAGGCTATTGAAAACTTGCGCGGTATGGGTGCATTAAGTAATGCAGAAGGTGCTGCTGCAACTACGGCTATTCAGCGTCTAGGCTATATAGACCCAGTTACTCAGTTGCCAGTAATTACAGCAGGTTCGGAAGAAGAATTTAGATCAGCAGTTACAGATTTCCAGAATGTTATTAAGCGTAGCATTGATAGAAACCTTGTTAAACTGGGCAGAGAATCTAAGTATGGAACAAAACCAGAAAGTGAACTTGCAGCAGAACAACAGGATAAGTCAAAACCTGCCAAGGAAATGACTCCTGCTGAACGAGCCAAAGCAGAATTGGAAAAACGCCGTAAAGAAAGACAATAATGGCATTAGACTATTCAAAACTAAGTGATGAAGAACTAGATGCAATTGCTCGTAATGATTACTCTAAATTGAGTGATAAAACATTACGAGCAATCTCTAATGATCCTGCGGCAAGAAAACCTGCTGCGCCTGTTGATCGTGGCTTTACTGCACCATTAAAAGAAATGAATGTAGAAGATTGGAAAAAATCTAGTCTGCTATATCCTGGATTACAGATGGTGTATGGTTTGTTACCGTTTCAAGGTAAACAAGGCGAGCAAGCATTTGTTCAAGGCACAAAAGGCGTTAAAGAAAAAGGTGATGTAATTGTTGAAGGCGTCAAAAACATTATTCAAAATCCAGTTCAAACAGCACAGGCAGCATATACCGCAATTACAGAACGACCTGGGGAAACTGCTGGTAATCTTGTTAAAGGGATAGTATACGATCCACAATTATTGTTTACTCCAGTTCCAGGTGCTAAACAAGCAGGACAAGCCGTGGCTGCTACAGGTCGTGCAGCAGTTAATACTGCAAAAACAGTAGGTGGTGCTGTTGCTGCTGTTCCAGATGTTGCTAGAGGATTCACAGGAACATTATCAGGTAAAATAGCAAAACCTGGAACTGAACCCACACCTTACAAACAGGTGCCACCTGTTATGGAACCTGCTGGACGAACACATATTCCTGCCGATGTTATGGCAGAATATCAAGCATCCAGAATAACACCAGAACAAGCACAGGCTAGTGCAATTCCTTACACAGCCGAACAAATAGCCGCGCTTGAACGCACTGGTGGTATGGTGCCATATAGTGATAATGTTGGCAAAGCAACTGGTGCGATTTTAGCAGAACCATACACATCATTTAGAGGATATTTGCCAGATGTTGCATTGGCAGGTGTTGGTGGATTACTAACAGGTGGAATTGGTGGTGCGATTGGACTTCCAGCACTTAATTTATTGCGAAAAGGCTATCAAGCATATGATGCTGCAAAAACTGCCACAGCCGCTAATGAACTTGGTAATTTAAAATTTACACCATTATCAGCAGAACAGCGTGCAGCATTAAATGCAGTAAACATGCAACCTGGAACTCCAGGCTTTGATTTCCGCACAGCAAGTCAGGCTGCGAATATGAATGTTGCTGGACCTGTTCGTCCTCAACCACCAGCACCAGCACCTAGTGCTGTTACTACTCAGGCAGTTAACCCAGATGAAATGCTGAGGTTAGAATATAATCCAACGCAACCAGTAATGTATGCCAGTGAAACTGGTATTGTTGGTAAAACACCCAACGAAGTTATACAAGCAGACTTGGCACAACGATATGCACCACAACCTGTGGCACCAGTAGCCGCAGCAGCACCTGAAATGCCTGTTGCACCAACTCAAAGTGACATTAACAAGCAAAATGTCATGGACATGATTCGTGCGAAACAAGCACAATCACAAACATCACCTGCACCAGCAGCCGCACCAGCACCACTTGTTGAATTAACACCTAGCGAACAAATTATGGCAGCAGTGCCAGATATGACTAAGAAATCGCATGCTGAAATTCGCTTTGATATTGGCAACACAGCAAAAGCCAGTATCACAACCAAGGACAAAGTTGTTCAATTGGATAAAGCACCGTTTGACGAAATTGCAGCACAATATGGTGCCACAATTAATTGGTCAAATATGCCTAAGTTAAGCAGTGGCATGGCAGATGCTCGTGAACAGGTGCGTAAATTTGTCTGGGATGAAATTAAAACTACTGTTGGTCCAGAAAAGCGTGGTCCACAACGCAGAACATTAGAAAAGCAAGCAACCGCAGAAGAGCAGGCACGCCTTGCTGCAATGACACCTGAAGAAAGAGCCGCTGATGCTGCTGCCAAGCAAGCAGAAGAAGCAGCACTTAGCGAAAAGTTAAAAAACAGACAATCTAAGTTGTTGGGTGCTATGAGCAGAGGTGAAAGTTTAGGAATGTTAAAGCCACCTAAAGGCACTAGCCAGATGATGTCTGGTATCCCTGAAAGTGATTTTACCAAAGATTTAACTGTGGCTAAAATGTCAGGTGGCGATTTACCTATAGGTAGTTTTGAAAAAGACGGTATTCGCTATGAGATTTTAGAAAATGCTGCATACAAAAATATGCCTGACGATCTTAAAAAGTTAGTGCCTGATATGCCCAAAACTGTTGAGCGTCAGGTTGACATAGCAACAGGTAAAGTAATTAAAGGTCCAAAATCATTGGCTGAATTGCAGGCAGAAGCCGCTGACATGTTGCGTAAGGCAAGACAAGGACAAAATAAGCCAGATGTATCAGAAATGGCACAGGCGCAAGTTGGCAATGTTATTTTTGATAAAGATGCACCTGTAAGAAAAACACAACGTCCAGACATTACCAGTGCCAAAATTGTAGACACGCCTATGTTTAAGCAAGTATACAATTCTCAGGCAGACTGGGCATTTGACAATACATTTACTGAACTTACTGGTGCGCCATTATCAGGCAAATATCTAAATGCAGATAAAACCAAAGTTATTGAAATTAAGCCGAATCCAGAGTTTGATGTTAATAATCCATACGATGCTCCAAAACAATTACCCGAACGCGCCTACAATACAAAAACTGGTGAGCGAGTTCCCGTAAGTGATAAATGGACAGAAAAAGACCCTGCGCCAGTTGAAGCATATAACAAAGCACGCAACACCAATAAACCATATGACATGGTATATGAAGCCGCTGATGGCACTATTTGGACTGCCCAAGGTAATTACAAAACACCTCCTAAATTTAATCCTGATCCAGATTTAAAAATCACTGATAAAAAAACTGGCAAAATATTTGACGATGATTTGCAGGATTTTACCAATACCATTGTTATTGAAGGTGTTAATAAGAAAAACGGCAATATAGTTGAAATTGATATATTAGCACCTAATAAGGATGCTAATGGTGTTGAATTTAACTACAGAGAATATGCATCTGGTAAATTACCAAAAGCATTATTCAAAAATGTTCCGTTTAGACAAACTACACTAGGCACTGAAGTTGTAGATCAAGTTAGATTCGTGCCATTAAAAAATGGTAAGCCAATTATTGAAAACGGTAAAGTTAAAACCGAGATTTACTATGACCGCCTAAAAGAAAACTTAGATGAGTAAATATTAACATGAATACAGCAGAACAACTAACCCAAGTTTTTTACAACAACTTTACTGCCTACTATCGCAGTCATGTAGCACATGTTAATATCATGGGCAGAAACTTTGCCAGCGATCACGAATTGCTCAAAGGCATCTACGAAGACCTACAAGATCAAATAGATGTTATCGCAGAATTACTACGCACCATTGATGAATTCATGCCCAGTGAGATTCAGTTCGTTTTAAACGAAAGCACTATTGGCACAGGCATATTTGAAGGTGACAGTGAAGAACTGTTAATGGGTGTAAGAGATGATTTAGAAACACTAAAAGGTTTCTATGAGAGTTTGATGGAGGAAGCCGAACAAGACGGACATAAAGAAATAGCCAACTACGCACAAGAGCGTATATTGGCTATTGCTAAGTTTATTTGGATGTTAAACGCTACTCTGGACTAACTTAGACTTTACTTTGTCAAGGCGAAGTCTATATTCACTCCAGATATCTACAATATCTGAATATCCGTTGATACCAGTATACCGTTCGCATTTTTCTTTGTTGCGGTAAGGATAAAAGATGGTGATTGCGTCATCTGTAATCTCTAATCCGCAGACATAGATGTTGTCCGTATAAACATAACGTTCATCGTCAATTTCAATGTCTGGGCAAAAGCCTGAAAGGTGCCTGAGTATTTCTTCTTTGTTCATGTTATTGGTTTCCTTGAGTTAGTCGTTTATAAGCATAACTGCCACGGACATCATAGCCCTGGCGTTTATGTAGTTTTAAGAAAGTTTGTTGATCGTTACGCATAGTAGTTGAGCAGATGATAGGTGTGTGGGCAAATCTGGCAAAGTTTTCCCAGAGTTGCATCATATCTGTAACCAATTCAATGCGTGTGCGAGCACTTAGGTCAAGTGCAACATGTGCCATACGGATGACGACCATCGTGTCATCACTCCATGCGGCTCGTTCGTTGTTCTTAGCCCAAGTATAGGCAAGCAGTTTGCCAGAATCATCATGGGCTACACTGAGTAGTTCTGTGGTGGGAAGGTAGAATTGGTTGACTACTGCGAAAGTGATATTTCTGCTGTAGGCAACTGGGTCAGGTGTAAAGATTAGGTCAATCTCCTGCTGGAAATGGTCTTGAGCCATTTTAACGATGTTAGATACATCATTACCAGTAGCAGCACGCCAATTGTGAATCATTGCTATCTCCTATGCTATAGTGATATTTACCTCTGTGACTCACAATAGAAAGGCATAAATATTAGTATGGAAACAGAAAAATCTAAATTAAAGGGCAGACAGAAAAGTGCCAATCACGGCGGTAAGCGTGAGGGTGCAGGTCGCAAAGAAGGCAGCAAGCACATGATTACGGTCAAGGGCTTGATGGAAGCCGTTGAAGCAAAGTCTGGCGGTCAAAACTACACAGATATTCTGGTAGAAGATTTCTTAGATGCTCGTGACAGAAAAGATACCATGTTGATGATGAAGTATCACCAACTAATCCTGCAAAAAGTCTTGATCAATGTCAGCAAGATTGAGATCACAGAAAGCACTGATGCTGTGCAGGCAAAACAGGCTGCATTTGCAGAGGCATTAGCCAAACTCACAGCCATAAGCAAAGAATAAATAAGTATATGCCGTTAATTAAAAGCACTAGCAAAAAAGCATTCCAAAAGAATGTCAAGGCAGAGATTGCCGCAGGTAAGCCACCAAAACAAGCGGTGGCTATTGCCTATTCTACAAAACGAGCAGCAGCAAAAAAGCCAAAGGCTAAGAAATGAAAAACGGATTATATGCAAACATTCACGCCAAGCGTGAGCGAATTAAGGCAGGCTCTGGAGAGTCAATGCGTAAGCCTGGAACTAAAGGGGCACCTACAGCCAAGGCTTTTAAACAAGCAGCGAAAACTGCTAAAAAAGGAAAAAGCAAATGAAAGCAAAAGATAGCAATTTAGATTTTGACGGAATGGCTGGCACAGGTGTAAACCGTGGTGCAAACCGTTTTGCAAAGAATCAATGGAGTGGTCACAGCAATGATGGTCGCCTAGTTGATTTTGGTCGTGGTCCTACTAAGGGCAATGATGGTGCATGCGGACACGCAGGCTATGCCAAGGCAACTAAGACACCTCCAACAAGCAGCCTACCAGCAGTAAATCCTGGTAAGGATATGTTCACTGGTCACAGTCAGTATCGTGGTCAAGGTGGCACACAGGTTAAAAAGCCTGGAGCATCAGCCAAGATTGATATGGGTCGCGGTCCAACTAAAGGAAACATGTAATGAAATCAACTAACCCACAAGGTAACAAAGAGATCAACCAAAAGCGTGGTCCTACTACTGGTAATGTCGCCACTGGTGACAAACGTGCTATTTTTATGAAAGAAAAAAGCACAACTAATAGTGAGCGTGCTACAATCGCCAACATGATTACAGATGCCTTAGGCATGCGTGGTCGTGGTCAAGCAGGTAAAACTAATCCTGCCCTAGAAGGCGTGCATGAGCGCACTGGTCCTAAGACTAACCCAACTGCTAACGGAAGCAGATTACCTGCAAAGTATAAGAAGTAATCATGGGTTTTTCTAGCGTTTTTGGCGGTATGAATCCCAATGCTGGCATGGATGTTGGCATGGGTTATCGTGATCTTGCAGGTCAAAATCCAGTTGCACAACAAACGCAGCAGATGGCTAATAATCCTATCTACGGTCAAGGCAGTCCATTTCAGCCACCTATGCCTAACCCTGGTATGCCAGTTCAAAGTCCAGGTCAGCCTGGATTTGGTCCTGCTCCTATAGGCGGCGGCATTAGTGGTGGGGGCAAAAGCGGCATGAATAACGATAACAGTTATATTATGCCAGGTGATAGAAACCAATGGCAACAACAACGCGATACCTGGAACAACAGTGATTTAGCCAAACAATATAACGATTTTAACGCTAATCAAAGACAATTAGGTGGACAAGCATGGGGCGAAGCATATAAAAGTGTTTTAGGTCCAAACTGGAATCCAGAAATTAATGCACAAGGTCAAATTACTAACCTACCAACAGATTTTAATCAGTTTGATGCTGCTGGTGAATATTATAAAAATTTAACTCAAAATGATCCGCGTTTTCAAAACAAAATGTTTGGACAAGACATTGGTGCTGACCAATGGCTAAGAAGCACAACAGGACAAGGCTTAAAATCAACAAATCCAGATTTATATAATGCATGGAAGGCTTCACAATCAGCAGCACCTGGAGAACGAGTTTGGAAACCAGACACTCCAGGTAGTCCAATTGGAATTAGATTTGGTGTGCAGCCTGGTGTTAGACAAAATCCATTACAAGGCACACCAATGCAGGGTCCTGGTCAACTAGTAGGTGGTCCAGTTGATAGACCTATTATAAATCAACCTGCACAAGCACCTAGTTCTGTGTTTCAAGGCGGTCTACGACCAGCACCTAGAAATTATCGCCCACCTATGCGTAGTGGCGGTATACTGCGACGAAGAATGCGTTAATCAGCACTAAATAAAATGGACAGCACAATGTTGTCCATTTTGCATTTATTAGTATAGAAAGGTATCGTATGAAGAAGAATGCACCCGTTTCCCCAGAGGAACAAAATGTCTGGGAAGAACTCCCAACACCAGAATACACTGAAGAACCAACTGCACAAGAAATTATCCAGGTAGCAGAAAAGGTTGCCAAGGGAGTTATAGCACCACAGGCACCCAAGTCAATCAGCAACGCTGAATATGACATGGAAGGTCTAATGACTGATTTCCCCACAGCCAAAGAACTAGAACGTTTTGTCTTTGACGAAACAGGCGTGGTATTAAACCTAAAAGGCAGAGCCAACAAACTGAAATATCAGGTTGCTATGGATGTGCTTAACGGTCAGGATATTGATCCTAAATTTATTGGTGGTGATAACCCCTATATTGACCGCACAGAACTAGTGCCAGTTGAAGACCTCAAAGACCCACCAGCCCGTGACCGCGAATTACCAGAACGCACACAGGTGCAAAACCTGTTTGTCAGCAACAGTATTCCGCACACTGATTATGAAAGCCGCATGCAGGACAAAAAAGTCTCAGTTATCTTTCGCAAATACAAGTCAGGTGAAATCAGTTATGAAATCCTAGGTCCAGTTGACCAGCGTCCACATGGCATGAAACTAGACAAGTATGGCAGAGAGCGTCCTGAAATTATTAAATGGATTGACCCACGCAGCGGAGAACAGATAGTTGTTCGCCGTGATGGTAGTCTAACACCACAGGGCAGAAAACTTCGCGCCCTGATGCAGACATTTAAAGTCAATAACAGCAATCAGTGGGATATATGGATTGACCGCGAATTTGTATCATTGAATGACAGCAGCATCACTGATGTATGGGATTTGGATAAATGAACTCCAGAGATGCAATCATTGACCAAGCGCAACAACAGCGTATTGCCCGTGATACAGTAATCATGCAAAAGGTTAATGCTGCACACAGGGAAGCGTTTAAAACACGCTTTCCTGGGCAGATAGAACACTGTATGCGATTAACAGCAGAACGCCTGCACAAGATGTTGACCAATACACCACAGGATATCAGCAATCCTGAAACTTGGACAGCAACTGCCAGTGAAATTCGTGATATGGCGACTGCACTACACATGCTGGCAGATATTAGTAAGCAGTTTCCCACAGGAGAGTAAATGATAGGCACAGAAATATTAATGGCTCGTGCCCTGCGTCATGCATTGGAAACCAACGGACTCACAGCAGAATCCCTGGCTAGTATTCCAGCACCATTACGAGCACAGTTACAAGACTTGGCTATTACCATCGCAGATGACATGCGATATAACCAGTTACGATATTTCCGTCCTTTTAAACATCAGTTAAAATTCTTTGCCACAGGCGACAGTGAACGCCGTGGTATTCTGGCTGCTAACCGTATTGGTAAGACCGTATCAACCTGTTATGAAACAGCCATGCACCTGACTGGGCAATATCCAGATTGGTGGACAGGCTACAAGTTTGACAAACCAATAACCTGTATGGTGGCTGGCGAAGGCTGGTCACAGGTAGCCCTGGTTTTACAGCAGGAATTATTAGGCACTCAGGATATTAAAATCACTGAGAATATTGGCACAGGTGCCATACCCAAAGACTGTATTATTGTAGACACCATGCGTAATGATGGTGCCAATTGTATTGGTGTAGAAATTAAACATAAAAGTGGCGGCAAGAGTTATCTGTTATTTGCCAACTATACACAGGAAGTGCGTCAGTTGCAGGGTTTTAAACTGAACCTAGCAGTATTTGACGAGCAGCCACCAGATGACTTTTTTTCGGAAATTGTAACCAGAACTGCTACTACTCAGGGTAAAGTGCTGTGTTCGTTCACACCACTAAAAGGTTTGAACGGTCTGGTGTCAAAGTTCTGGAACCGCGAAGAAGGTTATGAATACATCCGTGTGTCATGGGATGATGTGCCTGAATATGATCCTTGGGGTCAGCCATTCCTGTTAATGAGCACCAGACGACAACTGGAAAAAGATT